GCTCACTGCCCGTCTGCATCGCCAGCCCCTGCTGCGCCGCCAGCCCGCAGGCATAGAGCGGCGTCACGCCCACGAGCGGATGAAACAACGTGACGTAAGGGTCGTGGATAATCTCGCGCGCGGGCACGACCACGCTTTGACCCGGCACCGGGCCGTCAGGGATGCCCGTCAGGTCATCGCGCTTCAAGCCGTAGTAGACGGATCCATCGGGGGCGATGAGCGGCGTCACGCGCGACGGGTCGAGCACGTAGAGCGCCGACACCACGCCGCGCTGATCGCGTTCCTTCAGCACGTAGGCATTGCCCGCGGTGAGCTTGCTGGTGATCCACTGCTCGACGAACTTGATGCGCGTCTGGTAGCGGTTCGGCTTCCGCAGCACCGGGCTGTACGCCGGGTTGCTGGTCTTCTCCCAGATGCCGTCCTCGGTTTCGGCCACCAGGTCCAGCCCGAGTTTTCCAACGTCCGTGCCGATGAGCGTGACGCAGCCGTAGACGGCGAAATAGCTGAGAGCTGACGGCGTCGAGATCGGCGGATAGTTCTGCTGCCACGCGCCGGTAAACGGCTCGCGCACGACGTTGAACCATCCGCCGCCCATCGTCCCCGCGGGCGGCGACAGGCTCGCCGGCGCACGGGGCGCGAGGCTGATTTCAAGGCGACCGACGCGCATCAGGCCTCGGCGCGCTTGCTCTTCGTCGCGGCGTCGTCACCCGCGCGCAGCATGGTCCCGCCCGTCGGCGCCGGCCAGTTCACGGCCGTCAAATATTTCACCGCCTGGGCGTTCACTTTCTTCCAGTTGATAAACCGCTCCGCGCGCAACGCCACGCTGTTCGTCTGGAAGAGGCTCACATAGACCGTGGTCGCATCCGCCGGCGACATGGGCGCCGAGTCCATCTGCAGCGACGCTTCGCGCGACGCATCGATCGTCACGCCACCATCGTCCGCGTAGAGAATCAACGCCGGTTGCAGCGCCACGATGTTCGTGGTGGCCGTGTTTGACGTGATGAACTTGAGGCCCTTGTACGTCCCGCCTTCGATGCTCACGCCGGGGAATTCTGGCGAGCCGTCTAGGTTCGTGCGGAACGACAGCGCCAGCGCGTTCGCGGCCGACAGGATGAACGTCAGCCCATCGATCGGGATGTTCTGCGACGCGAAGTGGTTGATTAGCCCAAGCACATCTGCGAGCGGATTGGTCGTCGCGGCCGCCGTCGGCGCGCCGTTGGTGATCGACGCCGGATTCACGCCGGCCACCGCCGCGATCGCCGGATCGATAAACTGCTGGTCGAGGAATTGCGCAATCCCCGCGACCATATCCTGCCGACACAGGGCCTCGGCCGAGGGATTCGACGACCGCACGAGTTCTTCGGTGAGCACGATAATGCCGGCCACCTTCGTCATCGTGAGCGTGTCAGAGCTGAACGCGAGCTTAGTCAGCGGCTTCGGCTTCGCTTCCCCGACCCACCCGTACGTGCCGCCAGCCGTTTGCATCGGAATCTTGACGCCGAACGGGACGTTGCGAAGGCCTGGGATTTTTCCGAGGATCGTGGCCGGTCGCAGGAGCTCGATGAAGTCATCGAGAATCTTCTGCTGCACCAACGGCAACGCCCACGTCGCATCCGTGGTTGTGCCTGGGGCGATCGCCGCCTTCAGCGAGAGCGCGACTTCGGGCGTCGTGTCATTCCACCGCTCCGCGTAGATCGCGGCCTCGTGCTTGTTGCCGTGACACACCAGCAGCGCCATCGCCTGCCGCACAAACGGCATGCCCTGCGGGACGTTCGCCTTGACCGACACCTGCGGCCACGCCTTCGTCATGGTGACGGGCGCGGCGGCCGCGGGCACGCCCGCCGCCGGCGGGACCGGCGTCGCCTGCACAATCTGCAGCTGCTCGAGCTCACGCCAGGCCATGAGATCCGCATCGATGCTCTTGACCTGGACGCTGATCCGATTGCGCTCTTCGGCGGGTTCGGCGGCGAGCGTCTCGCCGTCCTGCGCGCTGGTTTCCATGATCTCGGTCATGCGGGCCATGAGCTCGGTGCGCTTGGTCTCGAGCTGCGAGATGTGTTCGGGCGCGGTGAATTTCGCCATTGTTCGTGGCCTCGGCGGGTTCGGAATGTCAACGGACGGCGGCGGGGCAAACGCCGCGAGGTAAGGCGCGTCAAAACTCTTGATGCTGTGAATCGTGCTCTCGACGTTCGCCGGCACCGTCACGAGCGAGAGTTCGCAGATTTCACTGCGCAAGATGTGCAGGCCACCGGAGGCGAGCGCCTTGAGGCCGTCGGCCAGCGGCCGGAAGCCAATGCTCACGCCGGTAATCAGCCCGGCTTGGATGCTGTGCCACGCTTCGTTGACGCGGTCACGCACCGCACCCGGCTCGGCGATCTCCGGGAGCGTGGCCTCGAAGGCGATGCCGTCGCGGCCGGCGGTCAGCGTGACGCGGCCGACGGGGCGCTCGCGGTCGTGGTGCAGCAGCAGCGGCAGCGGATTGGCGAAGGTGGCGCCCAGCGGCTCGAGAATGTCGCCGCGGCGGTCGGGCGTCGGCGTGGACGCCAGGCCGGTGATGGTGCGGCGCGGCGCGTCGAAAGCTTTGATGCTGAGGAGCGCGTAGGCGCGGTCGAGCATGCGCCGCCGAGATTAGCGGCTGGGTTCGCGGGAGGGAAGTTTAAGAACCCGTAATTCCCGCGTCAACGCCCGGCGCAGAACATCCGACAGGCTTTGATGGTCCGCGGCGGCCAGTCGGCATAGCGCGTCATACCGCTTCGAGGGCAACGTGAGCGAGAGCTTCACCGACGGGTCATCCGGGTCGAGCGGCGGGCGACCGGGTCGCTTGCTCATGGGGCTCCGAAGATGTAGAGCTCGGGCGCAGGTGCGGCCGTCACCTGCAGCAGCATCGGATGGATCGCGTGGATTGTCGCATCAATCCCATCGATTTTATTCGGGGAATTCACCGTCTCTTTTTTCGTCACCAGACTTTTATCGATGCGCCGCGATACACAGGTGTTACTCGCCATCCAGCGATACACCGGGTGCCCCGCATGGCGGAAGCGGCCCGCCTGCAGCAGCGTTTCGAGTTCCTGGCAGGGCATCGTGAAATTGGCCGCCGATTTCGTCAGGTGCAGCGCGAGATGGCCATCCTTCGTCAGCGCATTGACGAGCTGCGACGACTGAAACCGATCGAACACGATCGCCTGCACGTCGAAGCGGGCGCAATCGGCGCGGATGTCGCTCTCGATGCGCCCGTGGTCGATGGTCATGCCGGGCGTGAGTTCCAGCCAGCCATCGCGTGCCCACGCGCCATAGTGCGCCGTCGTCGAGGCCTGCCGCCGACTCACGATCTGTTCGGGCAGGTAGAACGTGGGAAACGCATACACCAGTTCACCGCGGCGAAACACGCAGACCTTGGCGGTCATGTCGTTGCAATCAGACAAGTCGCCGCCGATCCAGCACGGCTCGCCCTCAAACGCATCAATCGACAGCGGCGATTCCTTGCCGGCGTCCCATTGCACGAGATTCAGCCAGGACTGCGCGACGCCGGACCAGAGGTTGCACCGCTTGGTCGTGAACTCGCCCAGGCTCATCGGCGAATTGCGGGCTTCGGCGGCATACTCGCGCATCTTGTCCAGGCTCGGCGTGATGCCGAGCATCGGACTCGCCTTCGGCCAGACGGCTTCATCGAACACGTCGTCGCCTTCGTCGAGCGCGAAGATGACGCCGAAGTAGTGCTCGGCCTCGATGACCTGCAACAGAATCTTCTGCACGAGGCTTTGTTGCTCGTAGCAGATCCCGCCGACGTTAAACCCGGCCGTCGTGACGATGAGGATCAACTGATTCGGCCGCGAGCCCAGCGACGACCGAATCACATTAAACAGGCCGGGCGTCAGGTGCGCGTGCAGTTCGTCGAGAATCACGAGATACGGGTTCCAGCCGTCCTGCGTCGAGCTCTTCGCGTTGATCGTCTGGACGAACCCGCCATTGAGATCGCTGGTGATGGAATGCGCCCACGCGCTGAGCTGAAAGTGCTCCCGCAAGTCCCGCGTGCGCTTCACCATTTCCGAGGCGGGGCGGAACACCTTCTGCGCCTGCTGGCCCGTCGTGGCGCCCACGATGATCTGCGGCCCGTTCTCGCCTTCGCAGGTCAGGCAATACAGGACAATGGCCGCGGCGATCGTGGACTTCGCAAACTTGCGCGCGGCGCACCAGTACGCCATCGAAAATCGGCGCCCGCCGGCCGTCGTGCGCCACCCGAAGAGCGTCGTGAGCAGAAACACCTGCACGGGTTCCAGCACGATCGTCGGCGTGGCCCAGGCGCCTTCGATGTGGGGCAACTTCTCGATGAAGTCGCACACGTCCCGCGCGTGCCACGGGCTCCACGCATACGGCCAGGTCGGATCCCCGGCGCGGCCCCGGTCCCGGCGTTGCCGCGCACAGGCCAGCTTCAGCCACTTGCCCGCCACGATCCGATCGGCCAGCACGTCCGCGACGTACGTCTCGGCGATCGCGACGTACTCCCGTGGCGCACTAGCGGGCGGCGCGGCCCGGCGGCGCTTGCTGCCCGTTCTGCGCGAAGCGGTTTGTCGGACGGGACTGGACGAGCGCCCCTTGCTGACTCGCGGGTGTGTCGTAGAACTCATTCGCGTAAATCCGATGCGCGTTGATCAGCGCCACGGGCACA